TCATAGGTGATCCATCATCATTAAAACCGATTTCTTGTTGATATAAATGTGGACTTTCCACTGCTCTTGGGTAATTTACAATACCTGAATCTAGCCAAGCGGTACGAACTAATTGTCCGTAAAACCATATATTTTCAGAATAGTTGTAAATTACATATCTATCTATTTCAGACGAAGAACTAGAACAATAAAACCAACCAACCTCATTTTTATCTTTTATGGTAAAAGCATGAATTTTAAAAGATTGTGTTAAGTTTATATCACCAAATACATAATTATGAACCGAACAAGGTAAGGTGTTTACAGTACCGTTGTAGAAATAAAAATTGTTATAACTCATAAAATAAACAGCAGAGGGTGTAGTTACAGCACCTTTTGGAGATATAAGACCTGTTCCTTCGTTTATAAGATTTACTGCAAAAGTAAAAGGCGGGCCAACAAATTGCATGCTGTATAGAGCAGTATCTGTCCAAACAAGTATTTCTTGTCTTGCTTTAACGCCACCAATAATAGAAGAACCAGAAGATAAACGTAAAGAACCAGCAGTATTAGTAGATAAAGGTTCAAACTCTAGTTCATTTTCTTGATCACTAAAAGCTATTAACATAGGATCTAAAACACCCGTTCTACTTGTACCAGATATAGGATCACAACCTAAAACAATTAAATGTCTGTCTACTTCAGATGTTATAACCTGTAATGCTTTTGTAGGAACTAAATTAGCTCCTGAAGCCGTAGCTAAATTTGCTGCTCTTGTATTTGTGCCATTTGCCTCTATCCACCTAAAAATACCGCCGTTACGTTGATTTATAATTAAATTCTCGCCAAAATTATCATGTGTCCATAATCTAAGCTGATTTGTATCTGATAGTGCAGATGCTTCTCCAAAGGCACCTATGCCCCAACCATTTACTCCCCATCCTGAACTAGGAACATAAACGTCAAGACCAACATTTACTTGATAAGTGCCGACAACAGATGATCCACCATTACCGCTATCTGAGGAATTTGCTGTAACGGTAGTGCCAGATGTGTCTTTTGCTTCTATTGTATAACTGTTTGCATTTACGATTGTATCTATTTGATATTCCTGATTTAAAACAGCTGCAGTTATATTACCACCTAAAGATACAGCACCGCTAAATGTTACAAAATCATTTTTAACTGCGCCATGAGCTGTGTCTGCTACTGTTATAGTAGCGTCTCCGTTGGATGCAGAAAATGTTACATCTCCAGCAGACGTTGTAGATCTTATTGGAGTAACATCATTAAAATTATTACCTTCTTCAATATAATATTTTAGATGTGTACCTACACCTAAAAATTTTGTACCTTCTAATGAAATCCAAGCATGTAATGCTCTAGCTGTGCCTAAGTAAGTATTTGTAGTTAACTTTTCCCACCCTCCAAACTTTTCGGGTCTACCTTTTCTAAAACGAACAAGATTACAATCAAACCAACCGCCTTCATTATCGTAAGCTGTGCCCTCTCTATTAATCCCTGGTCTAAATATTGTCTTTTGTAATGGCATTTATACCTCTGTCCAATCCTTACCTTCAAACAATAATGCTTCTGCCTCTCTTCTTCTTACTAAACCCTCTAATACTTGTTTTTCACCATTAACAGTAGCCTTGTTCCAACGTTTTATTTGTTCTGGTACTGCATCCCATTCTTTGTTATTAATTTTTTTTAAAAGTGTGCTTGCAGATAAGTTTGATGCACCTAAATTAAATGTCCAGGCTATAATTGCGTCAAACTGATTTTGATCTAAATCTACCGTAACTAAATTATTTACTGAATCCTCAAATCCCTCTAAGTCTTCCAACAAAAGCATATCAGCTCTTTCTTGTGATATTGTCATGCCTTCTGAGATGCCTTTTGTCGATCCATACCCAATTGTCCAAACCGAAGCTTTGCATAAATATGATTCTAGTTTGCACCCTTCAAATTTTTTTATAAGAGCTATACCCTCTTTTGATGTTTGCATTTTATTCTCCTTTGTCGGGGGAATGAGATGCTCCGAAATAAAACGAAATAATTGCACTCGCTAATCCTCCAAGATAACCTAGCACTAAATTAATTAGTGCTTCGCTGTTTTGTTCTGGTGGTTGTAAGGTGACTAAGAATATATAACCTAGAAATCCACCAATTGTAAATAATCCAATAATTCTTGCAGTCCAGTCTTTACTAAACATACCTCTAGCGTGTTGTTTGTCTTGGGTTTCTAATTCAAAAACTTTAACGCCCAACTCTTCCATTTGTACTTCAAACTCTTGCTCTGCTTTTTTGAGCTCTAACATTTGTTCTGGTGTTGCGTTCTGTATTGCTTGTTGTATAGTTTTTTGATCGTTTGAAACTCCTAATACCTCTGCTATCTTGCCCATAGCCATATTTCCTAATGGCCCGCCCATAGCTGATCCAAGAGTAGGGGCTACCGCACCAACAATATTTTTAAGTATGCCTTTCATATAAGAAACCTTGTTAATACCGCAATACCTATAGCACCAATAAAACCAAACACACCAAAAGTTGCAGCTTTAATGGTAGAGTTTATATAGGTAATTTCTTGCTTTATATCAGAAAACTCATTAAAAGCAGTTTTCCAACGTTCATGCGATATAGTTTCAAGCTTTGTGAGTCTTTCTGCAACGTCATTTACTGTCATGTTTTTATCAGCCATCTTGTAATGTATATATTTTAATAGGTTTTTCTTTACCTTTTACAAAAATACTATCAAGTTCTTTTAGCATAATTTGATCACTAAAGTTACTTGCACTAATAGTATCATAACCTATTACAATATCTTCTCCAACTTCCTTGGTTGAGCTTTCTAGTCTAGCGGCTAAATTAACTGCATCTCCAATTGCAGAATAATCGAATCTTGTATCACTACCCATATTACCT